TCCGATCGCATGAGCCCTGGCCAGGTGGCCTGGCTTTTGTGGGGTGGCTCTTTGCCTGAAAGCACCAGGATGGATGCAATGCGTTGGGCCGAGCGTCAAGTTGCCCGTCATGAGAATGATCGAAGCACTAGGCCACAACCTGTTATTCAGTCAGCAGGTATTATTAAAGCCATGAGTGAAAACAAAGAAACCCGTTATTTCGAACTTCGGGCCGAGGCATCAATTGAGACTGATGATCTCATTTTCACTGGCTACGCATCTGTTTTTAATACACCTTATTCTGTAGCAGACTCTCGTGGTGTTTATAACGAAATCGTAAACCCAGGAGCGTTTACTAAAACTCTTAATGAACAAGATGACGTAAAATTTTTAATAAATCACGATGGTATCCCGCTTGCCAGGACTAAGTCCGGAACCTTGGAACTTCGAGAGGATGAGCACGGCTTGTTTGTCAAGGCTGCACTTGACGAGGCCAATCCTAAGGTTGCTGAGATATCATCTGCTTTAAAACGAGGAGACCTATCTGAGATGAGTTTTGGTTTCCACGCAATCAAGGACGAGTTTAACGACTCGGGCGAAACTAGAACGCTCAAAGAGTTACGTCTGCTTGATGTATCAGTTGTCACATGGCCAGCAAACCCAGCGACTGTCGGTAAAATCCGAGGAGTCGATTTGGGCGAGTTGCAGTCAACTCTTGCCGAGGTAAGAAATGACGAGCCAACATCTGACCAGGCGGACAAAATAAAAGAAGTAATAAATCAACTAAATGATTTGTTACCTGATCCTGAAAGTTCAAGGTCTAAAGTACGGGCTGCGGTTCGAGACATTGAAATTTGGGATATGCAGAGCCGTTCTTAAAAGCCGTTCATTCACTTTTGCGAACACTCACACTTTAAAAAAATATAATTTCAATAGGAGTAAAAATTGAAAATTAAAGAAATGTTAGAGAAAAGAGAAGGACTTATTTCTGATGTGAAAGAAATGACTGAACTCGCTGAAAAGGAGGACAGAGACTTCACTGAGGAAGAGACCAAATCTTACGATAACCTTAAGAGCGAAATCAACGACTTAGGCGAAAGAATAAAAGAAGCCGAGGAATTGAGAAAAGCTGAAGATGAAATAAAAGAAAGCAGAGCCAAGCTCGACGTGACTGAGGAAGTCCTGGAGCCATCTGTTGAGTCAATCGAAGAGCCAGGTGTTTATCATCGTGGTGCTGAATACTCATTTTTGTCTGATGCTTTTAACGCTAGAAATGGTGACTATTTAGCTCAAGAAAGAATTAATAGACATCAACAAGGAAACGGCGAAAAGAGAGACATTGGAACAGGAGCCTTTGAGGGTCTTGTTGTACCTCAATATTTGACTGACCTTGTTGCTATCAATGCTAGAGCTGGATCCCCGTTCTATAACGCTTTACCTAAGGCACCTTTACCAGATAAAGGCATGAAGGTTGAGCTCTCAAGGATTACAACAGGTTCAACAAACGCATTTCAAGCAACACAAAACGCTGCACTCGATGAGACCAACATGGATGACACTTTATATTCTGTACATGTCAACACCATCGGTGGTCAGCAGGACATTTCTCGTCAAGCAATTGAGAGAGGAACTGACCTAGAGGCAATCGTTTTTAGTGACTTAATTTCTGCGTACTATACAGAACTTGATAAGCAATTAATAAATGGTGGATTACCTGTAGGTATTAGAAACGTAACCGGTATAAATACTGTTACTTACACTGATGCATCCCCAACTGTTGGAGAGCTTTATCCAAAAATTATTGATGCTATACAAAAAATTAATAGCAACAGATTCGCTGCTGCTAGTGCTATCATCATGCATCCACGTAGATGGGGTTTCCTTACTGCTGGTGTTGATGGTAACTCAAGACCATTAGTATTGCCTGTAGCAAATGAGCCAAGCAATGCAATGGGCCTTGGAGACGCCGCTGAGTACGGCCAAGTAGTTGGACAACTTGCAGGTTTACCTGTAATTGCCGACGCTAATATTCCAACTGATGATGGTGGTGGTAACAACCAAGACCAGATTTATGTTGTGAAAGCTGACGACCATATTCTCTTTGAAGAGACTGGAAGTCCATTCAGACTAAGATTCGACGATGTTGGGTCCGGGTCACTCACAGTTAAACTAGTTTGCTACGGCTACGTTGCATATGCATCAGGTCGTTATCCTGCTGGTATAACAAAAATCCAAGGTACTGGATTGGTTACACCTAGTTTCTAGGTTGAGTTTTTTTAGCCGGGTCTTAGCGATCCGGCTAAAAACAAATAAAGGAGTTTTTAAAAATGGCTAAATTAAAGCTATCAAAAGATGAAATTGCTGCGTTGCAGGAAGAGCTAAAAGGTTATAAAATTTATAAAAAGACCAAGCGAGCAGCTGCTGTTAAAAAAATATTAGCAGACGCTGGTGTTCCTGAGACTGCATCTGCAAAGCCTAAGGCTGAAACAGCTGCAAAGAAAAAGCCGGCAGCTAAATCAAAACCTAAAAAATAAAACATGGCTATTGTAAATGGTTACACGACTCTGTCGGAGTTGAAATCTTTTGTTAATATTGCAGACTCAAATGACGACAGCGAACTTGAGGACGCTATAAATTCTGCAAGTCGTCAAATCGACGCATATTGTGGCCGTCAGTTTTATGCTGATGGTGCAGCAACTGCTAAGGTTTACAGAACTTCAAACCGTTATAAAGTCGTCGTTGATGACATTTCTACTGCAACTGGTTTGGTTGTAAAATACGACGATGATGAGGATGGTGTTTATGAGACAACCGTTCCGTCTACTGATTTTCTTTTATTGCCTTTGAACGGCGAGAGCTTTGGTATCGAAGGCCTTGGCTTTACTTCTATAGAACTTTTTACTGATGGTTCATTTCAATTTCCAACAACGAAAACAAATAACAGAGCCGGGGTTCAAATAACTGCTAATTGGGGTTTTGCTGCTGTACCGGAACCGATCCGTCAAGCTACTAATCTTTTAAGCAGCGAGAACTTTGCAATGCGTAACACTCCCCTAGGCATTGCTGGTGTTGGTGAGTTTGGTGTTTTGGCTGTTCGTCAAAATAGACAAATAACAAGGATGATTGACCCTTATCGACGTGGTGAGTTAGTTCACGGCATTGCGTAATGGCTACGTTCAGTTCAATCCGTACGGCCATAAAAACTACCCTGGGTTCCATATCTAATTTAAGAGTTTTCGACACGGTTGATGACATGATAAATGTTCCGGCTGCTGTTTTGATTCCAAGTTCTATAAATTTTACAGAGGCAATGGCACGAGGAACAGACCGATATGATTTTGATTTGATTGTCGTTGTTTCCAGGGCCGATGCTAGATCCGGCCAAAATCAATTGGATGGTTTTATAAATGGTTCCGGGAGCAGTTCTATCCGTCAGGCCATATTTCAAAACTCAACCCTAGGCCAATCCGACACGTCTGCTGTTGTCACTACAATGAGTGATTATGGAGCAACCTATGCAGTTAACGGTGTCGAATGTATCGGAGCTAGGTTGGGCATAACTGTTTATACCAAGGGGTCAGCATGAAGTTTAAAATAATTGGAAATAAAAAAATCAACGGCAAAGAGCCTGGCGAAGTCATCGAAATAAAAGACGATCTTTTGGCTGAGAGTTTGGTTTCCGGTGGTCACATTGAAAAAGTTAGCAGTGGTAAAAAGAAAGGCACAAAATAATGCCCAAGCATTATAAAAAGAAAAAAGGCGGCGGCAGAAAAGGCGGGGGCCGTAGGTACTGATGGCGACTTTTGTTTTAACTGACGGACGTTTATTTCTTGGTAGTCATGATTTATCATCTCATACTCAATCCGTAACACTTGATTTATCTGCTGATGATGTTGATGTCACTGCAATAAATTCAGGAGGTTTTCGTTCCAGGATTGCAGGACTCCAAGATGCCACGTTAAATGCAAGCGGTTTTTTTGAGGCTGGTGTTGGTAAGCCTGACGAACTTTTGGGTGTATCCCCTGGTGCTGAACTGATCGGCACAGTTTCTGCCACTTCATCTGCTGGTGACGTTGCTTATTTTCTCAAGTCCAGGCAGTTTAGTTATAACATTGGCGGTGCTGTTGGTGATGCAATGCCGTTTTCAATATCAAATTCAAACAGTTCTGACCGTGCGGTCAAAGGCACTATCATGGTTGATGACTCTGCAAATCTTACAGCTAGTGGTAATTCAACCGGTCGTAATTTAGGGGCAACTGCCG